AACTACACGGCAGTGGAAAGTGAGATCAAGTACAGCAACTCATTTGGAGATGAGTGATGATACGCATACTGCAAGGCGACTGCACAGAGTCGTTAAAAACACTAGAGGACGGAAGTATTAACACCTGCATCACCAGTCCACCTTATTGGGGCCTTAGAGACTATGGAGTAGACGGTCAGTTGGGATCAGAGGAAACAGCAGAGGAATTTATTGACGGCATGGTTGGTGTATTTAGAGAGGTCAAACGAGTATTAAGAGATGATGGCACGCTTTGGCTCAACATGGGTGATAGTTATGCAATGAGCAGCATAAGGGGTAAAGACTCAAATTTTTCAGGTCATTTAGGATCTATGAAACATTGGGGGAAAGAGGGTTCAATTAGATTGGGAAATAGAAATCTACCGTTTAACTTAAAGGCAAAGAATCTTATAGGTATGCCTTGGAGACTTGCACTAGCTTTACAGGCTGATGGCTGGTATTTGCGCCAGGATATTATTTGGCATAAGCCTAACCCTATGCCTGAAAGTGTTAGAGATCGTTGCACCAAGTCACATGAATATATATTTTTATTAAGCAAGAAAGCTAAATACTATTACGACCATGAGGCTATTAAAGAGGACTCTAAGTTTCCTGACGGACCTACCTCACCACAAAAAATACAAAAGGGAAAAGGTGAGTACGGTATGGATACCAGGGGTGGTCTGTCTAAGCTTGGGCCTCTTGCCAAACGCAACAAAAGATCTGTGTGGACTGTCACAACTAAGCCGTTTAGAGGCGCACACTTTGCCACCTTCCCTAAAGATCTGATTGAGCCATGCGTATTGGCTGGTTGTCCAGAGGGCGGCACAGTCTTAGATCCATTCGGTGGCAGTGGTACAACAGGCATTGTTGCTGCAGGTCACAATCGCAATGCAGTCTTGTTAGAGCTGAACGCTGAGTACATAGAGTTAGCCAAGGCCAGAATAGAGAAAGACATGGGTATTTTTGCAGATCTTACGGTGGAGACAAACGATGATTAAAGAAACAATCGGCAACGCAACACTTTACTGTGCTGACTGTAGAGATGTGCTGCCAATACTTACAGATCTTGACGCTTGTGTTACAGATCCGCCCTATGGTCTATCGTTCATGGGCAAGGCTTGGGATTACGATGTACCTGGCGTAGACATCTGGACGGAAGTCTTGGGTGCGTTGAAGCCTGGCGCTCACCTTCTATCATTCTTTGGCTCACGCACTTACCACAGGGGTGCTATACCGATTGAGGATGCAGGCTTTGAGATACGCGATCAGTTGATGTGGCTCTATGGCAGTGGCTTTCCTAAGTCGCATAACATAGGCAAAGCTGTGGATAAGCTGCATGGCAATGAGCGAGAGGTGGTTGCTACTGTTGATGTGGGCCACGACATGCGCTCTGGTAATTATAAGACAGGCTCTGGCAATCGGATGATCGCTGATGTAACCAAAGGCGCATCAGAATACGAGGGTTGGGGTACAGCTTTAAAGCCAGCACATGAGCCTATCGTTATGGCTAGGAAACCATTTACAGGCAGCGTGGCTAACAATGTTCTGGAGTATGGTACAGGTGGTATCAACATAGATGAGTGCAGGGTAGATGGAGGCAGATTTCCTGCTAATCTTATGCACGATGGCTCTGAGGTTGTCGGCGACATTTTTCCAAAAAACAAAAAGAGTGGTGTCATGGGTGATAACAAACAATACAAAGGTTTTGGTAAGCACGGTATTTATGGTCAAGCGAAAGACGATATAAGTCATAAGTTTTATGGCGATGAGGGTTCTGCATCACGCTACTTCTACTGCGCCAAGACCAGCAAGAAGGACAGAGACGAGGGGTTGGATGCTTTGGCTATCAATCAAGCTACTGGTGGTGGGGGTGGCATAGGTGATTATTTAGATGATGTTAACTCTGCATCTGGAAAGTACGGAAGTGAGAAAGCTCCAGCAAAGAACACTCACCCCACAGTTAAGCCTACAGATCTTATGCGATACCTTTGCAGACTCGTAACACCGAAAGGTGGGGTGATAGTTGATCCATTTATGGGCAGTGGAAGTACAGGCAAAGCTGCTGTAGCCGAAGGCTTTGGTTTCGTTGGTATCGAGATGAGTCAAGAGTATTTTGATATCGCTTGTGCGCGCATCGAGCAGGCCCACAAGATTAAAGCACAGGAGCTGTTCTGATGAGCGGGAAGGGCGACAGACCTAGACCGGGAGTTTACTCGCAGGAGTTCAGGGACAACTTCGATAGGATCTTCGGTGCGAGAAAGAAGGGCAGCCTACCCTGTGATAAGGACAAGGATGACAGCAAGAAGAAGGACAAAGATGAATAGATGTACACAAGTATGTGGATTAGGGTGTGGTAAGTACACTAGAACAGGGTGTGCTTACACTGTGCTACCCTGTGCAATGTTTCCTTTGTTTATATGGCTTTCAAGTCTATTAGGTATAGGTAGTGTATCTTATATATATAAACTTATTAAACATGGTTACTACATAGAACAGCAGGCAATAACAACAAGAAGTGTTTGGGTGCTATACACTGCCCCCTTACACTGTCAGGAGTAAAATATGGGAATGTTAGAATACTTAATGATAAGAACCGAGGACGATGAGTTTAATATTAAAACGGAAACACACTCGTCCAAGAGCTTTCAATCGGTTGCTAGAAAACTAAAAGACAGAGATCTTATTGGACTGTTGCAAATAGATGAGGGTGAATTCATGGCCTTCATCCAGGAATAACATGGCCACAAAAGGACGACCTAAAAAACCTAAAGATTCTCTGGTTAATACACCAGCACAATTTGAGAAGGACGATGAGTTCGGACTGACAGAGATGCAATCAGCATTTGTCTGGCAATATACCGAGGGTGCTTGTGGACAAACAGAGGCAGCTCGAAAGGCAGGATTTGAATTCCCTGCACAAGCAGCAAGCAAGTTCTTGAACGGCAAAGACTACCCAAATGTAGTGAAAGCTATTCGGATTAAGCAGGATGAATTACGAGAGAAGTATGCCATTACTCCGGCTAAGACTGGCTCAATGTTGTGGAAGGTTGTAGAGACTGCATACGAAAGTGGGCAGCTCAACGCCGCTGTATCTGCTATCAAAGAGCTGAATCAATTAGCTGGTTTATCCATCAACAGATCCCAGAACATCAACATCAATGCGAACATGGACAAGATGAGCAAGGACGATATCAAGGAGAGATTGTCCAAGCTATTAGGTGCAGACATTGATGACTACTCACCGAAGGATAAGTAGATATAAAAACTAAGTAATAGACCCTTCTCTTAGAATCCTCTGAGATTTTCAGGAAAAATTCAAAAGGAATAAAAAAGCACGGCATATCAGTAGCTTACGCTTGTTATTTGCACCAGGTAATTCAGATCTATAAAATCCCTTGTGTTCACAACAGTTACACTTGCATAGGCTGGAGTCCCTAGGATGCCTTTTTTACCTACCATTGGCCTATTGCTTGGCCCCATACACCCCTATTTGCTGGCAGCCGAGGGCGAGGTAAATATAACTAAGTTAGACACACTGAATCATCAAAAAAACTCATGGTAAAAAAATTTTAAAAAAAAATTTTAAAAAAAATTATATGAAACGACTCGTGCTATAGTTTGCACATGATTACAACCTTGTATAAAAACGCAGCCTCTCTAAAAACTCTGACCCATGCCAATTAATTCTCGAACCAAGGGTGCAACTTACGAACGCCAGGTCGTAGGAATCCTAAACGAATTTTTTTTAAAAAATAATTTTGATATAACCTGCAAGCGAAACCTAGATCAGTACCAAACGAAAGATCTTGCTGACATAACCATTCCGTTTCATGCTCTGGAGTGCAAGCATTACAAAGAGGGCAACTGGCTAAAAGCCGATTGGTGGAAACAAGTGTGCGTTTCAGCTGACAACGATGGAACGATACCAGTTCTTATTTTTAAATTTAATCGCGTTCCAACCAGAGTCTGCATACCATTGCACGCTGTTAACCCTGAATGGGAAAAGGACAATCAAAAGGTTGCTGTCATGTCTATGGACGATTGGTTAGATACCCTGCTTAAAAATTGGCACAAGTACGAGCAACTGCAAGAATAATT